TTCCTGCAAACTCTGCCATAGTATCAAAAGCTTTTGCACCTTCTTCAACACTACCAAATAAAAATTTTAATCTAATTTGTAATGATTCAACTTCCTTACCAACATCTATAAACGATTTTATAGCAAGTCCTGCACCTAAACCAATAAAAGCATTTCTAAGATTAAAGACAGCATTTTTAACCTTATCAACACCTTTGGTCGCTGAATTCATAGCCTGTCTGGTCTTATCTTTGGCTATTATGTCTATATTTACTTGTTTGGTTGCCACTACCTACCTGCCTTCATTATTCTGTTTTGTCTTTCTTGTTCTTCGCTTTGAAGTTTATAGTATGCTATCCACATATTAAACTCTTGAACTGACATTTGCAAGATTTCGGCAACAGTCTTATGTAGTTTTTCAGCTAACCCAAATAAATTATGTAATTCTGGGTCACTATTTAGTTTTTTTTATTATCTTCAATATCTTCGTTGCCTGTTCCCATTATCTTAGTAGCAACATCTGCAATTACATTTGTATCAGCTTTAGTCTTGAAAGCTAAAATGTGAGAAGCATTAAACATTTTTTCGCCATCTTTAGTTAAAGCTTTTTCAATAATTACATCAATTAAAACTATTAAATCACTTCCAGTAGCACCTTTAAATATTTTCTGTTTTTCAAGCATATTAAAAGGTTTGCAATAAATAGCTTTATCACCTACTAAATCCCACTCTGGCACTTCAATTACTTGAGTGTCGAGGGTGCTAAAATGGTTTCTAATACCATCAAAATAATCCAATTTATCTGTCATTTAGACAGTACCGATAGTTAATGCACCTGTACCTTGAAAAGCAACACTTCTAGTTGTAATGCCATCTAAGGAAACACTTATTGACATACTTGTGACAATACCAGTTCCTGCAAAACTTTCATCACCAGATGCATTTCCTTCTGGCAAAAATATAAAAGCTAAACTTGTACCAGTAAGCAAAGTTGTTTGTGGTGTATTAGTTTCATCATAGTTCATATCAACTGAACCTGTAAAAGTACCTCTACCTGCAACAAATGTTTTTGTAGCATCACCTAATGTTGTATCTTCAACTGTATCGTGTGTTGTATCTATTGTAAAACCTGTAACATTGCCTATAGCTGTACCTGCTGAAGTAACAACTCCTTCTTTTCCATGATGTGTAGCCATTTCTTACTCCTTTTCAATAATTTCTTTTATCACTTTTTCTGGTTTATTTGCAACTTTTTTTTCTTCTTGTTTAAAACCAAGTTTTTTAAAATGTTCCAAATTATTTTCGGAAATATTAATTTCAACATCTCCTTTTTTCAATTTAATATCTTTAGCCATTATGCACTCCCTCTAGTAAATTCATATATAACCCTTACTGTTATTCTAACACCACCATAAGGATAAATAGTCCCTTCGTCTGAAGATGCTTCAATAACTTGAGTGTTTAAAGCATTTCCATTTCTTGTTATATCATTATCTAAAGTTTCTTCAACAACTTCTATAATTTGATTTCTAACAGTATCTATATTTGTAGTTGTTCCTTTACCAAAAGCCACAATTAAAAAATCTATGCTTCCTGTATAAGTTCCAGAACCTGTACCACCAATACTAGCAACTTCCCTTGTTTCATCACCAGATTGAACAAACATTGCAGGGAACTGTGCATCTGATAATTCTTCAACCTCAAATGGTTCTCTTGTAATCTTTTTAAACTCTATAGGGCTAGTAACAGAATCTAATTTGCTGATTATGTCGCTTGCTATGCTTTCTCTTTTACTCATATTCTCATTTCTTTAAAATAAAACTTTGCAAATTCAGCTTGTAACTTATCTTCTTCTTTATCAGCAATAGCAAAAAATGGTCTTTTAACTTTCTTTTTACCTACTCCAAAACTATCATGATATGAAGCTATCTTTGCTCTTTCCATATTAGAAAAGAATAATGTGCTTTTCATTCCACCAGTTCTAAAGTCTAAACTCCTAAACATTTTACCTGTATCTGTTAAATCCACCGAACCAGTTTGCCTACCCCTTTTATTACGACTTTTAACAGTAGATGAAGCATAAGGTTGCATATTACCCCCATCTGGTAGCTTACCTGCTTGTGTCCTCTTTGTAATCATAAGAACAGCCATGTTAGATACTCTTTTTAAGCCTTTATCAATTACTGACTTTTGTTTTCTTGAAATTTCTTTTAAAAAGTTTTTTATCTCAATATTATTTACACTTATTTTAGCTTCTATCATCTAACTAATCTAAGGTAATGTATTGCTTCTTTTTCGCTATCTGAAACACTACCCCCACCATCTTCATCATACTCTACACCATCTCGCAATATAGCTTGGAATTCTTCATCATATCTATTTTTATAAAAGTCTAATTGAACTTGAAATGTGTCCTTGCCTTCGCCTGTATCTGGGTCTCTCCATTTAGTTAAAATAGGATAAATATATTGCGATAATGCCAGATAAACAACCGATTGTGTCCATTGTGCATTAGTCAACTTGCTGTTAGTCATTTCAACTGATGTAACTTTTGTAATATCTTTGTATCTTATTTGATGCCTATATCTTTCCCACCATTCCTCTCGAATACGTCTTAGAACGTCATTTTCAGCAAATTGTAATTGATCGCCAAAATCAGTTATGCCAAAAGCTAATATATCTGGTTGTATCTTTTGTAAATTAGCATTAGCAACTGCAAATTCAGATGTAGCCATTTATTTATCTTCCTTTTTTTGGAATTTCTATCTTATTAACTTTAGGTTTATCTTCAACAGGTTTCCAACCTCTTAATGTCCACGTCTTTAAATTAGCTTCATAATCAACTTTACTTCTTTCGATAACTTTATTTCCATTAGTTAATTTCATAATTACCTCTTGTTTGTAGTAAGGTGGAGGATTAACCCCCACCCTAAAGATTATATTATTATGATACTATGCTTGAATTCACATGAAGTTCAACACCATAAGAGTCATGTATCTCACCAACACCATAGACTGCTGTTGCTACAATTTCTGTACCTCTAAGTGAAGCATCTCTTTGTGTTTCAATCTTAATGTCTTGCATCATAGCTAAAGCTAAAGCATCTTTGTGGAAAATACCAACTTTATAATTTCCTGCTGTGCCAGTATTCGGTAGGTTTGCTGACTCAAATATTTGCATACCTGCAAGTCTACCTATATAGCCACTTCTTAATGCTTCATTAGAAATGTCTGTATCAATACCTGCAAACGTATTAGTTAAGCCAGATTTAAGGTCATAACCAACATGAGGGTGAACAACTGCATAGCACTCGCTAGTATCTAAACCATTTGCTCTAAGAACTGCTCCTGCATTAAAGATAGTTGCAGGGGATAGAACTGTAGACGAACTACCTGCTGTTACAGAAAAACCATCAAACAAAGTTAATAAATCAATATCTATTTTCTTTGCAATAGCATTTCCAAATAACTGCCCTATATCAGAAGCTACATTTCTTGAAGCTGAATTCTGTGCTAGATCAGTTAGGGTTGTCATAATTCCAACTTCTGATGCTGTAATAGTAACAGAACTTGGGTTAATAGCTGTGTTAGCTAGATCAGTCGCATCTGCTACTGCCGCCGCCGCAACAGCCGCATATACAGGAACTTCTATTGATTTTCCACCACCTGCTATTGTGTAGTTTTTAACTAAATTTTTCATTAATGATTTTTCATTAACTACAAATTGTGCTTCTGCTATAATTTCCGTATATAACTCGGAAATGGTCGAGGAGGTTGTTTCATTAGCCATTTTTAAATCCTTTCAGAGATTTGGTTATTCTTTAAAATTAATAATCGTGGGTTTGCTGTCTCTTTGCCTTTTATATTCAGCATAGATTTTGCGATCCTCTGCATTATTCATGTTTAACTCCGAAATATTTAAAGTCTTATTCGTTTCAGACTTGCCCACATTTGACACCGAGCCAGAACCACTAGGGGTAGCACTAACAAAGTGAGGGTTTTGTGTTAAGAACTCTTGGACTAATTCATCAGTCGTTAAAAGTTCACCCAGTTTATTGTAACGTGCAATTCCATTTTTATCAAGGATTTCTACGTTACCTGTTTCATTTAGCTTAATATCTCTATTTAAAAGTTCAACAACTTGGTCTGGATTAACTGCTCTATTCTTAGAAGCTGAAGATAATAAAGACTTATTTATTTTAATATCCTTTAGCTGACCCTCTAAATTTGATCGTTCTGTATTCCATTCTTGAGTTTTAGATTTTAATATTTCCTCAAACTCGCCTTTTTGAATTCTTTGTCTTTCTTCTACTTCTTTTTGTGTCTTAACTGCATTTACTGCTGTATCCAGATCATCAACACCTAGTTTTTTATATAATGATCCTCTTTCTTTTGCTAATCTTCTTTCCACAATACTGTTTAATTCTTCTTGAGTAAAAGTATTAGCATTTGATTTTTCTTGAACTTCTTGTTGTTCGTTTGTTTCCGTAGTTTGTTCTACTGTATTATCTTCCATTTTAATCTCCATATTAATGTATTTTTCTTATAGCATATTTTTTAAATGTTTTCTACTGTTCTTCATTTCTTGGTATTTCCTCTATAGTTTCATCTAATGTAGGCAACCAAGTATGTCTACATCTATAGCCACCTCTTACAATAAATGGATCACCTATTGATTTGCCACCCCATGATTGGTTATTCCATATTTCTCTTATTTGTTTTTCAGTAAGTACCCTATTTAACATTCTGCCACAAAATTCTCGGCTATCTCTTACCAATGTGCCTGTATAACTAAATTTATCTATTCCTGCTTCTTTAGCTTTAGCAACAGTAAACTGACCATGAAACTGCATAACACTATCGTGGGCTATTTGTCCTGCATACTTTCTTAGGTTATTACCTGCTCTATCTGAAGCATATTTAGTGTGCAATTTTCTTACTGCATCTTCTATTTGTGCTTTCTTTGCAGTATTAAATTTATTCTCGTTAATAAAATCAACTAATTCATTTATCTCACGAGTATTTGACGTTTTATAAACTCCGTTAATATGTGATCTAATATTACTAACCATATCTTCAAAAGGTCTTCCTGCTATTGTACTTTGGTAAACTTCATCATTAATTATTTTTAAAAATCTTTCGGCTATATCTTCAAAGCCACTAAATGATTGATATTTTAAAGAATTTATTGTTTGCAAATCAACTGCACTTAAACTTTTAAACTTCTTAGGAATATTTAACTTGCCAAAGTTATCTAAAACTTCTTTTGCTATTTTATTGTATTCTTGATTTATTATTAAATCAGCTTCTTTTAAAAATGTAGCTTCTATTATAGCTCTTATTTTAGGCTGTAATTGTATAGCTATTCTTTGCGAAACTAAAGCACCAGAAGTTGCTCTTGTTACTTCCCTTATAACATCATTTTCTAAACGATATAATACGTTTATCATACGTTCTTCATGTTGATCGGCTAATTTTTCTAAAATCCTAGACATATTTTATAATGGAAAGTTCTTTTTCCATGCCCTAATTGACCAATAAGCAGGTGATAATGTTTTTTGACCTTTAACTTCTTTTAAAACTCCACCCATTCTAGCTAAAAAAGACTTTTGCCTAGCAGGTATATTTTTCTTTATGGTCATTCCTCTAGCACCAAAGGTAACCTTTTTTACATTGCCATTTGATTTGTTCTTAACATAAACACCAAACTTTTTACGTTTTGATTCTGAAGTTGATAGTCTATATGGTTTATTAAGTGATACGTTTTTCCCTCTATAAATCGCCATCTTTTTTCCTATCATTTAATCTTTCATTTACTATTGCCTTACATACTGGGCATACATAAACGTCTTTTATTTTCTCTATGAGATACACCTTACAAATAATACATATTTTTTTAGGGCTATCCATTTATTAGTTTTCAGTAACTACTGTTTGCCCTTCAACTTCTGTTGTTTGGAATTGACCGATAGTTGTTCGGCTAGAATCAATTTCATCATTTATAGTTTTCATAACTTCATTATCATCTATAACTGCTTGTGCTATTTGTTTATCTATTTCTTTATTAAAAGTTTCTGATTTTATTCCAGATGCTTTAGCCATTTGTAAATATTGCAGATCATTAGCCCAGTCTCTTATGTCAAATGTATCTGGATAATTTATTGTGCCATTCCATTGTTTATTTTGCCATTTAGCAAATAAAGAAAATATTTGTTCTTCTGCATTTTCAAGATAATCTGCTTTTTCTGATAATTTAGCATTTAATAACTGAAATTCTGTTTGCAATGCAATACCACTAGCTATCTGTGATCCTGTCGCTCTAACTGAACCCATGTGAGTTATTCTATCAATAGCATCAACTTTAGCTTTTACACATTTCATAATGCCATCTAAGTTTTGACCACTAGGTTGAATTATGTATGGTTTTAAAGCAGGGTCTAAATCTTCTGGTATTTCTATAATCGATCCTGCACCTGCACTAGCTTCAACATTAGGTGTCTTAACTAAACTTGGGTGGTTAGATAATCTAATTAATTGCTCTTTTTCTGAATAATCATTGTATATAGATTGCTGTAAATAAGCCACATCTGCTAAATCACTTATACCAATAGGTCTTTTATTTCCTCTTAGGTTATATACATTAACAGCAGGAATAGTTCCTATAGCATTAGGTATCTCACTTAATAACTTTGGCTGTTTATCTGTATAATCGTTACTGTAATCTTCAAATTCATATGTAGATATACTTTCTTCAGTAAAAACTTTAATTATTGCTCTTTCTGAATTTATATCTTCAATAACAACCAATAAATCTAAATAAAACCTGCCACTTGCTGATCTTTTATAATTCCAATTAATAATATTTTCTGGTGTGTAAATAGAAATATAAGGTCTTATATCTTGAGCTAATTCTTCTGCTCTAGTTTTAGCATTTGATTCTGGTTTATCTACAATTACCCAACAGTTTCCATAAACACTAGCATTTGTTTGCACTTCTCGCATGGTTGTATCAAATGATCTACCATCTAGGTCTGCATCATTTATGAATGATTTAAGCTGTAAATCACCATCTAAATCGCCATATTCTCTTGAAGGTGAAACTCTCCATAAGAAACTTGTATATATTTGAACTACATTTTTGCAATGGTTGTCTAAAGGTGTATGTCTTATTCTTGATTCATATTCCTCTGGGCTTTCTAAAACATACCTATGCAAGTAATATCCATTTTTATAATCATTGCCACCTAGATAGCTTCTTATATAAAATTCCCAATTAGCTATGTTTGCTTGCCATAAATCATGTTTTTCTTTTAAAAATTCTTTATTCATTAACTCCACCTCTTAACTGGGTTAGCTACAAAGTTTCTTCTTAATGGAAAATTAAACTCAATTAAATAGCCTAAAGCATCATTCATATGGTCATAACCACTATCTTTGTCTGGTACATGAGTTCCCTCTTTGTATATCTGTCTTTCTATGCTTTTAATTACATTTTTGCAAGATTTAACAATAAACAGACTATTTTTCCCATTAACATTTTTTAATTTTGCATTAACTGCATTAATTCTATCCCTAATTAAAGGTGCTGTATTTTTACATTTTACATCAAATCCTGCATTTTTCAAGATACTTAAATCAGTAAACCCCCCTGCTGATGTTTTTCTTTGTCTAGCACTAGGGTCTGGATAAACAATTATTTTTTTATTTTGGTATCTTGTCTTTATTTCTTCACACATTTCTTGA